ATCGGCTGCCTTTAATAATGCAATTGGTTTTCTTAGTCTGTTTCGTTCCTGGGTGAAGGTGATCGACTGCCGATGATCCGGGCCATGTTTATGTTGAAGGCCTGAAACAGGAAGAGAGGGCTTTCATGTTTGCCCGTGGTTTGATGATCCGGCTTCGGCCTGGGTGTTTGGCCTGGGTGATGTCTGAAGTTAAAGGCACGGCCAGCCGCTGGGGTTATACCGGGCACGATCCGGCCTTGATCCTGTCCGATGATCAATGGCCGATCTTAAGGAATGACAAGCCAAACTTTTACTTCCGGCGGTATGTCTTCATTTGTTCTTATTTGCTCGTTGTATTGTCTCAGATTAATAAAGACTTTTCTTATTCGTTCGGCCAGGTGATTAATTGATTCATGCTGAAGGCTATCGGGAAAAATATGTTTGAAGTTATCCGCTGCCTGATATTCCCAGCCTATAGGTGTTGTTGATTTAAAATTCCTCAAACCCCCAATCCCCCTTTGATAAACCAGCATGGCAAAATAATTACTGCTACGATTAAACAACATCTTCTTTTCTTATAAAAATTCACGGGTCCTTCCACAGCCTCCGTTGCACACGGGTAATTTGAACCTCGATGTTTAAGAGGTTTTGTATAAAAAACCGACTGGAAAACTGGAATAACCAGACAATGACAAAAAGTATGCAATGGTCATTCATTGGCTATACTGTCATCATCTTCTACAAAAACACCGCTGTCTTTATCGTTGTCATCAACATCAATATCAACATCATCTAAAACCGTGCTGCTTTGATCGGGCACAACAAACTCTGTGTTTTCCGCATAGCGGTTCAGGAATTGAGCGAATCGCTCTAAAAGATATTCCGTTAAATCAGAAATTAAATCAGGTTTGCCGTCGACCACTTGGCAGATATTAGGGGCATACGACCTGGCAAAGCTTTCCAGGTCGTATTTGAAAACCATAGCTCTTTGGGCAAGTGCGCGCTCGAAGGCGTCGCGTTCCACATAGGCCCCCGAAGCAATCTTTGACCTGAGTTCCCAGTGTTCCGCCTGGGCCTCCATCTTGCGCGCTTCCGCCTCGTTGCGTCGGCGCTGAAGCGCATCCGTTGATTTTGAGTGTTGTTCGTTTTTTAATCGAAGGTAAGCGTTTGCATATTGATCAACGTCGGAAAGATACAAAAGGTCATCCTTGCGGGCTTTAATCTTTCCTGCTTTGGCGTGATCGTAAACCGTCGATTTTGAAACTTTGTAACCCATTCCGCGTAAATAATCCGCCACCATTTGAATGTTTTTGAAAGTTCTTTCTTCCATTTTTACCGTCTCCTTTTATTGCTCAAAAATTCCAGCTTCGATCCATGCCCGGATATTCAAGCCGCGCTGCCAGGCGTCCGACGGGTCTTTCCCAACGGGTACGGGCCAGCGGGTTAATTTTATGCCGTATGTTTCCGGCCAGAATTTCCAGGCGTAACGTGCGCCCGCCTCGTCATGATCCAGCGCATTTAAAATCTTTTCTGATTTTAACAAGAGTGCATGCGCCGAAACGTCCGGCTTCATACCCGCTGCGCCCATTGCTATGACGCCGATCAAATCCCCCGCTTCCTGCCAGCAAAGCAAAGCGTCAAGTTCACTTTCCACGATGACAAAAACATTTCTTCCGGGTTCCATAATCAGTGGCGCAAGGCTTGAACCCGCAACAATCACATAGCGCGGGCCATTGCCTGGGTCGGGCCGCCTGATCCGCAAGCGTGCCGGGCCTTCGTGGTTTTGCAAAGGGATAACCAGCCCTTCAGGAATCCATAACAATTTGGGCCTTCCATTGCTTCGGATCTCCTGGGCCAACCCCCAGCCCCGCCGATCCCGGTAAAGCTCCACCGGATTAAACCCGATGCCAGCCCGCCTGATTGTTTCTTCTGTTAAACCTTTGTTCAAAAGAATGTCGCGCGCCGCCTGGCCCCCGGCTGTCCAAAGCTTTTCTTGAGTGCCTTTTAAAATTGCTCCGGCCTTTTGCAACCATAGCGCCGGTGGATTTTCATATTTCTTTGGCTTGAAGATAGGCTTTTCCGATGATGTTTTTGACCGTTTCCGCCTGTAGCCGCCGCCTGATATTCCCAGCGCCCGGCAAGCGTCGTCAAAGGAAAACCCCCTGGTGTCCCGAAGATATTGAATAGCGTCGCCTTTTTTTTCGCATCCCCGGCACCAATAGCGCCCGCCCTTGTGTTCCGGCCAGATAATAAACCGATCATTTCCGCCGCACGACCAGCACGGCCCGGCATATTCGCCGCCATGTGTCGCTGCTACGCGCTTGAAGATGAATCCGTCGCCGGTGATCAATTCCAGAATGTTCATTATTTTAACCCTCAAAAAGTGACGCCATGACCGGCGGCGCCGGTGGTTTTTGGGCAACTTCAACCCAGCGGGCGCACGCGGCCTGAAGCGTGGCAAAGTCCCGCCCGCCTTCCAATATGGCCTTGTATGCTCTGTCAACTTCCATTTCCGCCGCGTGAGTTTCCGGCGTAAAGTGGAAAACCCCGCCCTTGATGATCTGATCGCGGGCACCAAAAAGGATTATATCCGCTGCTTTTTCGCCCGCTTGTTCAAGTTGCGCTTCGCTGCCCGATCCGCCTTCAGCGGTTTTAATGTCATCAATCCATGTTTTCAGTGCCATTGATTAACCTCTCTTTTCTCGTTTACCCCTTCAACCAAAACAAAGAAAAAACCTAAGGGGGGGGTATGTTTCAAAAATCAGTTACTTCAGTTACTAAAGTTATCTATTTAATAATAATGATGATTAGACTATAAAAATCACCAATCAAAAGTTACCTTCAGTTACCAAATCAGTTACTTTATTGAGGCTGGTAACTGAAGTAACTTCCGGTAACTGATTTATTTTTAAATTCAGTTACCGGCTATCACCTTATAATTATTGATATAAAGACTACTTTTATTAACTGGTAACTGAAGTAACTGATTTTTCATATATCCCCCTGTCTGCTATTTTTAAAACGCGAAGCGGTTTTGATCCGATTTTAACCAAAACTGCGCTTTGTCCCGAAGGTGCCGGTATGATGATTTTTTGATTTTTAAGCATTTGAAAAAAAGTGTTTTTAGAAAAAGGGAAGTGTGTATTTTCTGCAATACAACGGCGCTGCACCATGTACCATATTGCCGTGGGTATAAGATAAAGACAGGCTGCATCATACCAGCCGATTTGTTCACCCGCGCCGATCCGTTCGCCGGAATGTCCTGGATAACATTCAAGCCTTGCCTGGCCTTGAAGCAGCAATGTTGAGACAATATCAAAAAACAGGGTCACGGGGTCATCGTCGGAAATTCGCTGCTGATTTTTTGCTGCAAGTTCCCGGAAGATTGCCCAGCCTTCAGAAATCAGCGCGGCTGCGGCTTTGTCTGATAGTGCGCCTTTATCATAAAAAAATGACGTGGCTGTTTCCAGGGCAAAGCCCATGAACGCTGCTTGCTCCGGCAACTTCTTGTGAAAGCCTTCGGCGGCGGCCTGTTCACGTAGTGACCGGAAACGTGCCGGGAAGGTTTCTTTGATTTCTGTCAAGTTATCCCTCATCCAGGCAATATAAGCAGACATGGCAAAGGGAAGGGAATCGGCGGCTTTTTGGATCGCTGTTAATTTATTTCGATCCAGTGCGCCCTCTGTTACTTCAATGATACATACGCGGGCCAGCGTGCTTTCGAGTGTTGGCTGTTCTTCGGCGGTCATTATCATCATGCCGCGCGGCTCATACCGGCCCCGTTCTGACATATCGGAATTTAACCGGCCCCGCGCTGTCCGGTTTGAGTAGGCCCGGATCATGCGTTGCGCTATGGATTCTTTGCTTTCGGCGGCCTTGCGGTTTGCGCTGGGGTGATAATCATCAATGACGTGCAAGCTGTCCTTTAATGTGAAAGATCGTTTTTCCAGAATACCCGGCGTATCATCAAAATTGGAAAGGCTTTCTGCCCCGGTGAAGTTGCCGAAGTGGGCCAATGCCAGAAGCGCCGCCGTCGTTTTGAATGTTCCCGATTGTCCAAAAAGATAACCTGAAAAGTTAGGCATGGGATTTAAAAAAGTGGTCAAGGGTGCCAAATAAACAAGGCAAAAAAGCGGGATTGTTACGGCCCGGCTTCCAATATTCAACAGGCTTAAACTTGCTTCCAGTCCTTTTTTTTCATTGTCTGAAAAATCGGTAGCGCTTTCTTGTTTGCAAAATGGGGTCGGGGGAAGACGGTAGCGTTCAAGCTCTCGACTCAGCTTAACGGATACGTGCGGCATGTCCGGGCCGCCGCCTATAGCGCCGCCCGCATGCAGGTAAACCCATTGACCGTTAATTTCGCGCCAGCCTAGATGACCGTAATGCGTTAAAACCGGCGCATCCGGTGAAGCCTTCTGGATGGCATGCCTTAAATAGTCTTTAGTAGTTTGGCCGGGCTCAAGACAACAACGCGAACCCCACTTGGAAACCCATGTTAAGCCGGGGAATTTTTCCGCCGGTATGTCGATTTTTTGCAGGGGTATTTTGTCAAACAGTTTTCCTTCAACAGTAAAAAGGTGTTGGCTATCCTGGCCGTCATCAATGATGTTTTCTTCCGTAATGCGGGCGCTGAAATTACACAAAGGGATGGTCACTTCGCTGCCGTCCCTCGTGTATTTTGTCCGGCAAAGATAACCATTTTTAATAAAATACAGAGAATCATCTTTGCTGTTATCAGATTTATTTTTGGCCTGGCTTTCAATATCTTTCTTTTCCGCTGCGGCCCTGGCCAAGACCTGTTTTTTAATTTCGTCTGTTTCTGCGTTATGGGTTTTTGGTTTCATTGTTATCCATATCCTTTGTCAATATTCGCAAGCCTAAGGCTGTGTGTCGTGCCGTTCGTTCAACCTGGCCGATCCTCGCAAGCCGTTTTTTCTGGTATTATAAGAAATAAGCCCAAAATGGTTTTTCCTCTGTCGCTGATCTAAATTTAAGTGCCGCCGGGTGCGGCCTGGCTCGAACCCGGCGGCATTAAACCATGACCACAAGAGGAAGAAAGGCCACGGTAAATTTGTGACAATCATTATTTGTTTTCTGTTCCCTCATTAACGATTATTGACATGGCAGAATCATCAATGTTACCGGCTTCGGGTTCCGCCGTCGGAAGTTCCTCGCTGATTAAAACCAAATCGCCCCGCTGATAAGGCGTCATCTTTTCCCGGTTTTTTTTCTCGTCGATCTGCATTTGATGACTTGTGTAGCGGTCAGAAGAAATAATAATTGAATCGTGAAGTTTTATCCCAAAAACACCGAGCATCCATTCAAATTTTTCAATAACATCAAGATCACTTTTAGAAAATTCCAGCTCTCCATCTATTAGGTGTGTCGGGTGATTATGCACAAAAACAACCAGCCTGGCCCCGGATAAAATTGCGCAGGCCGAAACTTCACCGATAGGAATGTGAACGGTTGTCTCTGAGCCGCTATACTCGAGCGTGCCGAGACAATGCCCGCCTGCATCCAGAAATATGGCGAAGTGTTTCTCGTTGGGCGTGTGCTGAAGATGTTGGAGAAAACTTGCACATACCTTCGGATGTCTAAAGTCCATTGCCGGATCAACAAGAAGATCATAATTGATGATCTTTCTTAACTCATATCTGACTGCAAACCGGGAAATATCAGAAGGCATAATTCACCTCCGTGAAAGTTTTTGCAGAGGGGATTGCATCAATCAGCGCTTGAACAGCTGCGTCATCAAAAGCCGGGTCTGAATATTTCATAGCTGACAGCGTATCTATTGCGCTGCGTAAGTAAGCGCGTTTTTCTAAAATGGCCGGACGGTTCCATTCTGCCTTATAAATCTCACGGCGTGCCACGTCATAAGCGCAAACGCTTTGTTTTACCTCAATAGAATCGCTTTCAAGTGATTTCGATAATATGTTTCTGAAAAGAGAAATTGCGGCGTCAATGCGTTCGTCAGCGGTTTCAATGAGCAGCCTTTCAATGTCAAGTTTCTGTTGTTCAAAGCGTGTGACAAAATTTCTTTGCTCCAAGCCAGCATTAACATATTCGGCATATGCATTTTTATAGGCGGCCTCGGCCAGCTCAAATTTACTTTTCGCTGTTGCAATTGCGCCCTGTTTGATGTGAAGTTTTTTTTGATAATCATCCCCGATGCGTTTAATTTGCGTGCAAAGCCCTGATCTAGTTTTCAGAACGTCGGCTTCATGTTTAAGTAGTTCTGCATCCAAAAAAGTTTTGATCGCCGGGACGGCCATAATTTTTGAAATAATATTTTCGTTGGGTTTTTCCCCGCCGCCTGCTTGTGTTTTGCCGTACATTTTAAAGTCCTCCTTAAAGGTTAATGGTTAATTGTTAAACGTGTTCTGTCACGTATATTTCTCTTAAATCCTCTGCCCAGCCGCCATCGTGGAATATGTATTTTTTCCCGGTATCCACAGCATGGAAGGTGGAACCTTCGCGCGGATCGGTAATGGTGACTTGATCTCCATCCTGTCCGTTCCATCTCTGTGTTGTCGTCTCAAGGCATGCTGTCATGGCTGCATTTCTCCTCTCATGGTTTTTTCTCCTTTTTTAGTGGTTTGTCAGTTTGTAATCGGCGGCCTGAAGTGCCGCCGCTATATTCGCGTTAAGTGCTGCCTCGGTCAAATTCATCAATTCACAAAGCTGCTTTTTTTTTGTTGTTGGTGGTTCGGAAAACAAAATTCTTTCGGCTTCCACTTTGAGCGGCGGGCACGTGGGATTGACAATTTCGGCTAGCAGGCCAAAAAGCGCCAGTTCACCGATCATTTGTCGAACAGTTTTTTCATATTCGCTATGAGTGGTTGGCTTTTTCATCCGTGCTGATCCATCGTCATGACCGGGTTTTCGAGTAGCCAAAGATCGACGTCAGACTCTTTGTAAAGAATCTTTCGGCCCCTTTTAAAATACTTCGGGCCGCGGCCTTTACTACGCAAGTTTGCCAGAGTTCCGGCGCTCCCGACTTCGGGCCGTTCTCTAATAAGTGCCTGTGGAGTGAAGATTTTTTCTGCCGCCATGTTGTTTATACCTCCTTTATGATTTGTGATAAAATGTGATTGCCTCTTATTGTTTGTGTTTAAACTAGCACACACGCGCAGTATGCTACAAGCTAAAAACATATATAATATTAGATAGTTAGCAACCTACCAAGGCAGACTGCAAACCTTAAACAATTCTCTCGCTTTCATTTGTTTATGCCTGGCCGGTGATCCGCTGCCGGGTGATGCCCAGGCGGAAGATAAAAGCCTGCCGATGATCGGCTGCCTTTAATAATGCAATTGGTTTTCTTAGTCTGTTTCGTTCCTGGGTGAAGGTGATCAACTGCCGATGATCC